TCAAAAAAACACTTGACCTTTAAAGGTTTTCTTCGTAAGTTTAAACGTAAATTGAGAGAGTATAATTATGAATACACTAAGAATTAAAGTCTTAGACAAATATTTAGAACCACTATATAAAAAAAGAGTAAATGTAGATGGCGATGCAGGAGTTGATTTGTATTTTCCTGAAGAGGTTGTTATACCCGCAAAAGCATTAGGAATGAAAGTAGACTTACAAATACAAGCTGAAATGGTACAAGCAGTTAATAAACAATTAACAAATAATATACCTAAAGAAATGTTACAAGGAATGGATATAGGAGATAGACATTTATCATATATGGTAGTTCCTCGTTCTTCTATAATAAAGACTCCGTTAAGAATGTCTAATAGTATTGGTATAATGGATGCTGGGTATAGAGGAAACTTTATGGTTCCTATAGATAACTTATCTGATGAAGATTTTGTTATTGAAAAACACACAAGACTTTTTCAAGTAGTAGGTTCTAATTTAAATCCTATAGAAGTACAATTAGTAAATAATTTAAGTGATTCACAACGTGGTAGTGGTGGATTCGGCTCAACAGGTAATTAATGTATCAAAATATTTATTTCGACATAAGAACTAAAAAAGTACATCTTTGGGATGATACTACAGGGTATGAATCTTTTAAATTCAAACCGTATGCATATAAGAAATCATCTGCAGGAACATATACTTCTTTATTTGGAGACAAGTTAAAAAAAGTATATGATTATGACCCTAAAGAAAAAGGGTTATTTGAATCAGATGTACCCGCAGAGACTCGTGTATTAGTTGATAGATATTCTGAATCAGATGATATTTCAAAAGGACATAGAACTTTATTTTTCGATATAGAAGTAAAAGTTACAGAAGGATTTCCGAGTCCTGAAGAAGCTCCTAATGAAGTAACATCAATAGGTTTTAATGATTGTAGAGATGATTCATATCATTGTTTAGTATTAGACCCTGAGAATAAAGTTGACTTGAATCATCCGGAAATATTAAGAAACAACTTTGTGATAGAACGTTTTAAAACAGAATTTGATTTATTACAAAGATTCTTTGCAAGATACAGAGAAATAAATCCTACTATTATATCAGGATGGAATACAGAAAAATTTGATGTTCCTTACATATACAATCGGGCTTGTAAGATTGTAGGTAAAAAAGTAGCATCTATGTTGAGTCCAATCAATGTTGTACAATGGTCTAAATTTAAAGAGAAACATAAAATAGCAGGTGTATCACATTTAGATTATTTATTTTTATATCGTAAGTTTACATATACAGAGAAATCAAGTTATCGATTAGATGCTATAGCAGAAGAAGAACTCGGAGAGAATAAAGTTGCTTATGAAGGAACTTTAAATGATTTGTATAATAATGATAGAACTAATTTTGTTTTATATAACGTACAAGATGTTGCAATAGTAAAAAGATTGAATGATAAATTAGATTTTATTAGTATTACACAAGCCTTAACACATTCCGGACACGTTCCTTATGAAAATGTGTTTACTTCATCAAGATATCTTGAAGGTGCTATATTAGTTTATTTGAGAAAACTTGGAATTGTAGCTCCTGATAAAAAGCCTAAACCTAAATTAGCAGATGACTTTCAGTTTGCAGGTGCACACGTAGCTGTTCCTCAAAAAGGTAAACACGATTGGGTATTTGATTTAGATGTAACATCTATGTATCCTTCTGTTATTATGTCGTTGAATATATCTCCTGAAACAAAATTAGGTAAACTTCCTGATTGGGATTCTCAAGACTTTATTCGTGAAGTAGAAAAAGTTTATAAAATAAATGATGATTATGGGAATGAAATAGCATCAATGAGTTATGAAGATTTTAACTCTTATGTAACAGAAAATAATATTTCTATTTCAGCAAACGGAGTTTTATATCGTACTGATAAAACAGGTTTGATTCCCGCTATACTTTCTAAATGGTTTGATGAACGAGTAGAATATCGTAAGTTAGCTAAGAAGTTTGGTAATGACGGCAATACAGAAAGGTATGAATACTTCGACAGAAGACAGCTAATTCAAAAGATTATGTTAAATAGTTTATATGGTGTCCTAGGACTATCAGTATTTAGATTCTATGATATTGACAATGCAGAGGCTACTACATTAACAGGTCAAGCGTTGATTAAGTTTAGTAAAACTATTACTAATCATTTCTATAACAATGAATTAGGAACTGATGATGACCACGTTATTTACATTGATACAGATTCGATATTTGCATCTGCACTTCCGTTAGTAAAACATAGATATCCTGATATAAATGTAAACTCTGAAACTATGATGACTAAACGTATTCGTGATGTAGCATCAGAATTACAAGATTATTTAAATAATAGTTATGATTACTTTGCTTCTAAGTTTTGTAATATAAAAAATCATAAATTTGAAATCAAACAAGAGGTGATAGGTGTCTCAGGATTATTCATAGCTAAGAAACGATATGGTATGAAAATCATTAACGACAATGGTGTTAAAGTAAACAAGGTAATGGTAAAAGGTATTGATACCGTTCGTTCAAACTTTCCTAAAGCTTGTGGTAAACTACTGAAAGAAGTTCTTGATGACATTTTAGCAAATGTTCCTAAAGAAAAAATAGATGAACGAATATTAAAATTCAAAACATCTATGAATGCGTTGCCTATAGATTCTTTTGCAATGCCTACAGGTATTAGGAGTTTGAGTAAATATGTACAACCTAAATCACCTGGTCAGAAATTTACTACTTTCAATTCAGGTGCTCCTATTCACGTTAAGTCTGCTGTGAATTATAATGATTTATTATTACATTTTGAGGTTTCTAAACAATACTTATATATAAGTTCAGCAGAAAAAATCAAATGGGTTTATCTCACAAAAAATCCATTAGGTATCGAGAGTTTAGCATACAAAGGTTATGAAGACCCAAAAGAGATTCTTCAATACATTCGAGATTATATAGATTACGATAAAATGTACGATAAAAACCTTCATCGTAAAATTATGATGTTTTATGAAGCAATGGCTTGGTCTGAGCCTATAGATAAAAACTTTACATTAGAGAGGTTCTTTTGATTAAAATATTTTATAATTCAATGATAGCTTGTCAACATTGTCAATATGCTGTTTCATTTATGGAACGATATGAATTTGAATACAAAACTATAGACATATCTCAACCTGAAAATAAAATTGAGTATCAAAAAGCAGAAGATACTTTATACGAACTTAAGGAAGATATCGGGATTCTTCCTTTTATAATGATAAACGAAGAAAACGGATTTACAGGATTTCCGTCACCTGAAACAGAATACGAAGTTTTAGATTACTTACAACAATTAAATTAAACGAAAGAGGTTACAATGAATAAATCTTATTTAGAGAGTTTCATAAGCAAATATCACTTAGGTGGACTCATATCTAATGTTATTTGGAGAGTTAAAGATAACAAGTTAAGCACTACATTTACTACAGAAGGTAAAGAAATGTTAGGACACGTTGTCTTTGATGATTTCAAATACGACAATGCTGACTTAGGTATAGTTGATACTGAAAGACTTAGCAGAATGTTATCAGTTCTGAATGGCGAGTGTGAAGTTATTTATCAACGAATGGAAGAACGAGTTATAGCTATGACTTTAAAAGATGGTAATGCTGAGGTTAAATTTAATCTTGGTGATTTATCAATCTTTCCGGATGAAACACGTTTAAAGAACGAACCGGAGTACAATGCGCTTTTAAAAATGAACGCTGATTCTGCTTCAGCATTTGTCAATGGATGTAATGCTATTACAGAGACAAATCATTTTACGGTAGTGAGTGATGGTGATAATTGTGAATTAATCGTTAACTATGACAAGACTAAGAATCTTGATATGGTTAGAGTTCCTGTTACAATAGTTAGTGGCGGTGATGTTGAAGAGATAGCATTTTCATCTTTACATTTGAGAAGTATTATCTCAGCAAACAAAGGTGCTGATATTGCGTTGAAGGTAAGTGGTCAAGGTCTTATGAAGTGTATCTTTACTACTAAAGAATATACTTCTGAATACTATCTTGTTGCGATGGACAAATAATGAGTAAAACAAATACACTTTGGGTTGAGAAGTATCGTCCTGATGTTCTTGATAACTACATCGGAAATGAACATCTGAAAAATCAGATAACGAGAAACATTGAAGAGGGTGACTTGCCTCACTATTTGTTTCACGGTCAAGCAGGTACAGGTAAAACAACACTCGCTAAAATTCTTGTGAAGAATATTGATTGTGATTATCTTTACATAAATGCGTCTGATGAAAATAGTGTAGACAATATCAGAACTAAGATAAAAGGTTTTGCTATGACATATTCTACTGCTATTTCTAATATAAAGATTTGTATATTAGATGAGTGTGATTATATGTCTGTTAATGCACAAGCCGCACTTAGAAATCTGATGGAGTCTTACTCTGCGCATTGTAAGTTTGTATTGACTTGTAATTATAAGGAAAAAGTTATTGACCCTCTACAAAGTAGATGTCAAGATTACGAATTGATTCCTCCTAATAGAGCAGAAGTCGGTAAACATTGTGTAAAGATTCTTGAATCAGAAAATATACAATATGAAGTTGAGACTATAGCTACAATTATAGATGCTTGTTATCCTGATATCAGAAGAGTAATTAACTATCTTCAAAAACAATCTATTGATGGTAAATTAAATTCAGATGTAAACGAATTACAAGATTCAGATCATAAGTTAAAACTGATTGAATTGATATCTAATAGTTCAATGAATAAAAAAGATGCTTTTGTAGCTGTACGTAAACTTTTGATGAAGAATAAAGTTAGAGACTTTACTCCGCTCTTTAGTTTATTGTATGACAGATTAGATAAATTAACAAATGAGAATGGCAAAAAAGCTGAGTTGATTTTATTATTAGCACGTTATCAAAATATGGATGGTATGGCAGTTGATAAAGAAATTAATATAATGGCTATGTTTGTAGAAATGTTAGGAGTAATAAAATGAATCCGAATCAACCACCCGGAATGAAAGTAGACATAAGCAAAGCAACTGATTTGGTTTGTGAATGTGGTAGTAAACTTTTTAGACCTGTAATGGCAATAAAAACTTTATCAGCTTTAGTGTCACCTACAGGACAAGAAACTATGATACCAATGCAGTTATATGCTTGTATTAAATGTGATGCGGTGCCTAAAAAGTTTCAAGAGGAAGTAGATGGCCTCAGTTAAAAGTTTTTATGACTTTTTAAAAAGACTAACAAAGTTTGGCTATCATCAAAATGATAACTTTTGGAAATCACTTGATGATACTAAAAAGAAGTATAGTCAATATATGATAAATCGGTACTTATCTATGGAGCCCGACTTTATCACATTAGTAAATGATATACAGATAATGCAAGGTAGTTCTAAATTAAAAGATAAATATCACTTTCTTTTATGGTCAGAATTATTGCCAAACAAAAACATTTTTTTCAAATACATAGGTAAGGATAAAAGTATGAATTGGCCTAAACAATGGACAGAGATAGTTTCAAAACACTTTGAAATATCAATCACAGAAGCTCTTGAAGCTATGGAAATGTATATGATTTCTCAAGGTGGGAAATTAGAATTATATGAACTATTAACAAGATACGGCATAGCCGAAAAGGAAATACGTAAGG